ATTATAGTGGACAAGTAACATTTTGGGCATATAATATAAATTCTAGCGCGCCTGTTTTAATTGATCCAACAACGTTAACTCCATATACATGGACTCATTTGGCAGTTGTACGAAATGGAACTAATTTTACTTTATACAGAAATGGCATAGCTGTAAATACTGCTACTTCATCTGTTAATATAGTAAATTCTACTACTGGTGGGTATGTTGGATCAGGATCAGCAAGTGTAGATGGGTATTTGAGTAATTTTAGGATGGTTAATGGAACAGCAGTTTACACCGCAGCATTTACGCCTCCAACTGCACCACTGACAGCTATTACTAATACATCTATTTTACTTAGTGCCATCAATGGCGGCGTTTACGACAACGCCATGATGAATAATTTAATAACTGCTGGCACTGCTCAAGTAAGCACTACACAATCTAAATTTGGCGGAGCGTCAATGTATTTTGATGGAAGTGGTTATTTAAAAACAATAGACCAACCTATATTAAACATGGGAAATGGAAAATGGACTATTGAAATGTGGATACGTCCTACAGGAAATTATACTTCTTACAATACTATACTTGCAAAAAGAGCGGCTACAACAGCTTATGAATTATTTTTAAACATAGGGAATGGCAGATTGGGGTATTACAACGGAACAATATACTTGTCTACTACAACCCCAACCGCAAATGTTTGGAGTTATGTTGCGTGGGTTTTTGATGGCACAAATATAAATATTTATTTAAATGGAACTTCTATTTTATCAACAGCAGTAACTAATGCAAATGTTGCATCCGATTTATATATAGGTTGTTATAATATTGGAACTCCACAAGATTATTATATTGGTTACATAGATGATATGCGTATCACAAAAGGATACGCCCGCTATACCGCTAACTTTACCCCGCCCACCGCAGCTTTTCCCGACTACTAATATGCTTTACTCTAAACTTGGATCAATTCCTAAACTTGAAACCGACGGCACAGAAGGTTGGGAAGAAGTGCCAGAGCCACCAACGGCTGGCGAGGGCGAGGAAGTGGTTTGGTGGTGTCCGCCTGGCTGGGTGGTGCGCCCTATCAAACCCGCAGCAACCGAAACATCTGATTTTGCTTGGAGTCAATCCGAGCAGCAGTGGATGGAATATAGTACGGTTCCCGCTGAAATTATTAACACAATCCCCGTAACTCAAGAGGAAATTGCCCCATGACTATTAATCTACCTGTCGAACTTGTAAACCAAATCCTTGGTTATTTGGGCACCCGCCCTTACCAAGAGGTATTTCACATTGTTCAAACGGTACAGAATTTAGCCAAAGAGCAGATGCCCACGGCAACAGAAGATACGGCATAATGCCCGAAAACGTACTGGTGCGCTCACCAGGGATTCTATGGAATCGAAAAAATGTCAGAAGAAATCCTAGCGGAAGTTGAATCCGTGCCAGATCAGGTTGCAACGGCTGCGCCTGAGACTGAAGTTATTACGCCGGAAGTAGAGACGACCAAGACCTTCACACAAGAAGAATTGGACGCAGCTATTGGAAAACGCCTTGCAAGAGAGCAACGAAAGTGGGAACGGGAACAAGCGCAGCGCCAAGTGGAAACGCAAACGCTGAGAGCTCCAGCCGCCCAGTCCGTTGACCAGTTTGAAACACCAGAAGCCTATGCGGAAGCATTGGCCCTCCAGCGTGCGGAAGAACTAGTCGCCAAACGGGACGCGGCAAGGCAGCAGTCGCAAATTCTTGAAAGCTACCATGAACGTGAAGAAGAAGCTCGCGGCAAGTACGAGGACTTTGAACAAGTCGCGTATAACCCCAAACTTCCGATCACCGACGTGATGGCAGAGACGATCCGATCTTCGGATGTTGGGCCTGAGTTAGCGTATTACCTCGGCTCTAACCCCAAAGACGCGGAACGCATTTCCCGCATGACGCCCCTTGCGCAAGCAAAGGAAATTGGGAAGATTGAAGCCAAACTGGCCGCTGATCCTCCTGTGAAACGTACTACGTCGGCGCCAGCACCGATCTCGCCTGTCACCGCCCGATCCACTGGATCACCGGCTTATGACACTACTGATCCACGGTCTATCAAGACCATGTCGGATTCGCAGTGGATTGAAGCCGAACGGGCGCGGCAGATTAGAAAGATGCAAGCGCAAGCAAACCGCTAACTTTTTTAAGGACTTTTTTTCATGTCTAATAGTATCCTAACCATTGATATGATTACCCGAAAGGCTCTCGAAATCCTCGAGAACAACCTGGTACTCACCCGTAACGTCAACCGTCAGTACGACGACAGCTTCGCTGTTGAAGGTGCCAAGATCGGTTCTACCCTGCGTATTCGCCTGCCTGACCGCGCTTTGGTCACTGACGGTGCCGCCCTGCAAGTTCAGGACGACAACGAGCAGTACACCACTTTGACGGTTGCCAGCCAAAAGCATATCGGTGTCAACTTCACATCTGCTGAATTGACCATGCAATTGGATGACTTTGCAGAGCGCGTATTGAAGCCGCGTATCAGCCAGCTGGCCTCCAGCATTGACGCTGACGTTGCTAATGCCTACAAAACCATCGGTAACACCGTCGGCACTCCTGGCACCACTCCTTCTACTTCTTTGGTCTTGCTGCAAGCCCAGCAGAAGCTGAATGAGAACGCCGCCGTCATGTCGCCCCGCTATGCAACGGTTAACCCCGCTGCAAACGCTGGTCTGGTTGAAGGCATGAAAGGTTTGTTCAACCCCACCGACACCATCAGCAAGCAGTTCAAGAACGGCATGATGGGCACTGGCGTGCTGGGCTTTGAAGAAATCAATATGTCTCAGTCGATTAAGCAATTCACTACTGGTTCGCGCGATGCCTCGGCCTCCACGACTACTGGCGCTGCTGTGACCTCTGAAGGTTCGTCTACCCTGACCTTGGCTCAAGGTTCGGTGACTACAACCATCAAGGCCGGCGACGTGTTCACCATTGCAAGCTGCTACGCTGTGAACCCGCAAACCCGTGAAACCACTGGTTCGCTGTTCCAGTTTGTGGCTCTGGTTGACGCTACCGCTGTGTCTGGCACTTGGACTGTGACTGTTGCTCCTATGTACTCGGCTAACCATGCCTTGGCCACTATGGACGTTCTGCCGCAAAACAGCAAAGCCGTGACCTTCGTGGGCGCTGCTTCTACTGCCTACGCTCAGAACTTGGTCTACCACAAGGATGCCATCACGTTCGCTACTGCTGACCTGTTGCTGCCCCAAGGCGTTGACATGGCTGCACGTTCTGTCCATAACGGTATCAGCTTGCGCGTTGTTCGTCAGTACGACATCAACAACGACCGTATGCCTTGCCGTATTGACGTTCTGTATGGCTACAGCACCATTCGTCCACAGATGGCTTGCCGCGTCTGGGGTTAATCAATTCTTTTTGAAGGAAAATTATCATGGCTATTCCTAATGGCGCAGGCGGTTACCAAGTTGGTGACGGCAATCTGAGTGAAGTCAGCATGGGCGTGCAATCGACTCCAATAGCAGTTACTGCTGCTGCGACGTTGACTGCTGCTCAACTGACCAATGGCATCATCACCTACACAGGTGCAGTTGCTACTGTTACGCTGCCAACAGCGGCTCTTACCGATGCTCTGGTTTCCAGCGCGAAAACAAACAGCTTTTTTGACTTCGCGGTCATCAACATTGGCGGCACTAACACTGTCACTATTGCTGGTGGTACTGGTTGGACTTTGGTTGGCACGGCTACTGTCGCTGCTGGCGTGTCCTCGCAGTGGCGCGCTGTCAAGACCGGCGATGCAGCCTGGTCTGTGTACCGTTTGGCTTAAACCTAAGTGGGGGCTTCGGCCCCCATTTTTAAGGAAACAATCATGTCAAATACCAAAGCAATCGGCGTCTCTTATCTTGACCCCGAATTTTCTACCTGCTACGCTACTGAGGAAATTGGGTACGCATCAGCAGCGCAAGGTACTGTGACGCAAGCAACAGACAAATCCACGGGGGTAACTCTGAACAAGTCTGCTGGTCGCATCACAATGAACAACGCAGCGTTGGCTGGAAGCACCGCCGTGTCGTTTACCTTGACCAATAATCTGATTAGCGCCAACGACACAATTATCGTGTGCGTTTCTAGCAATACTACTGGTAGCGCGGCGGGTGCTTATACCACTTACGTTTCTTACCTATCTGCTGGTTCTGCTTTAATCACATTGCGGAATTTGACTACAGCTACTTCATATTCTGAAGCTGTCATCATTAACTTCTGCATCATCCACGGCGCAAGTTAAAAGGAGGGGGCCAAAAGCCCCCTTTCTCCTATGGAAATATATCTCTCCCATCCCATCCACGGTCGCAAAATAGCGACGATGGAACTTGAAGCAAAAGCCGATGAAAAGAACGGCTGGACAAGATATACTCAGGACACGCCTGTAGCTACTGAGGCGGCTCCTGTAAACGCACTGGAAGTTAAGCGCCGTCGTAGAACTGAACCTGAAGGAGCCTAGTCATGGCGACATACACTGCTGGCGATCAAATCAACCGGTCGTTGAGGTTGCTCGGCGTGTTAGCCGAGGGCGAAACCCCCTCCGCATCTGTCTCTCAAGACGCCCTGATGGCGCTCAATCAGATGATTGATTCGTGGAATACTGAGCGCCTTTCCACCTTTGTTACCCAAGACCAAACTTTCCTGTGGCCTGCTGGCTTTATCAGCCGCACGCTCGGCCCTAGCGGCGACTTTGTAGGCCTGCGTCCGATTCAGATGGACGATGCCACCTACTACCGCGACCCAGGCACAAACGTCAGCTTTGGCATTAAATTTATCAACCAGCAGCAGTACGACGGTATTGCTGTAAAGACGGTCACGTCCACATACCCGCAAGTCTGTTGGGTAAACATGGGCTTTCCTGACATTACGCTGACAATTTATCCCAAGCCAACCCGTGAGTTGGAATGGCACTTTATCAGCGTACAAGAACTTGACCGCCCCGCTGACTTGGCTACCGTGATGTATTACCCGCCAGGTTACCTGCGGGCGTTCACCTACAATTTGGCGATGGAATTTGCGCCTGAGTTTGGCGTTGAGCCTAGCCCGCAAGTGTCGCGCATTGCCATGACCAGCAAGCGCAACCTCAAGCGCATCAACAATCCTGATGATGTCATGTCCATGCCCTACGCCATTGTGGCCACACGGCAGCGGTTCAACATCTACGCCGGTAACTATTAATGCACACGCCAATCCTAGGTTCCAGCTACGTCGCCCGCAGCGTCAATGCTGCGGACAACAGGATGGTCAATTTGTTTCCCGAAATTGTCCCCGAGGGCGGCAAAGAGCCTGGCTTTTTGCAACGCGCTCCAGGTTTGCGCAAGCTGTGCACCGTGGGCACCGGCCCAATCCGAGGCGCATGGCAAACCAACGGCACCGCGTATGTAGTCTCAGGCACCGGCTTTTACAGCGTCAACACTAACTGGGTATCTACCCGTTTAGGCACTGTTTCTGGGCTAGGCCCAGTCAGTATGTCAGACAATGGCACGCAGATTTTTATCTCGACCAATCCTGACGGATACATCTACAACACGGCGACAAAGATATTTGCGCAGATTACTGACCCCGATTTCCCTGGTTCGGTTTCAGTCGGCTACCTTGATGGATACTTTGTTTTCAACGAGCCCAACAGCCAAAAGGTTTGGGTTACGCAGCTGCTTGACGGCACTTCAGTTAATCCTTTGGATTTTGCCAGCGCCGAGGGTTCACCTGATGGCTTGGTTGCGTTAATTGTTGACCACCGTGAAGCATGGCTGTTTGGCACCAGTTCAATTGAAGTTTGGTACGACGCCGGCGGCCCTGATTTCCCACTACAGCGCATCCAAGGCGCGTTTAACGAGATCGGCTGCATTGCCCCCTACTCGGTGGCCAAGATGGACAACGGCCTGTTCTGGCTAGGCGCCGACGCCCGTGGACAGGGTATCGTCTACCGTTCCAATGGTTACACCGGCACGCGCATTTCAACGCACGCTGTGGAATGGCAAATCCAGCAATACAGCAATATGTCGGACGCGATTGCGTACACATATCAGCAGGATGGCCACAGCTTTTACGTCCTTATATTCCCTACCGCTAACACAACTTGGGTTTACGACGTAGCCACTCAAGCCTGGCATGAGCGCGCAGGCTGGGTAGATGGACAATTTACCCGCCATCCATCAAACTGCCAAGTGTCGTTTAACAATCAGATTGTTGTCGGCAGCTACAACAACGGCAATTTGTACGCTTTTGATTTGGACATATACAGTGACTATGACCAGCCGCAGCGGTGGTTGCGTTCATGGCGTGCGCTGCCTACAGGCCAAAACAACCTAAAGCGCACTGCCCAGCATACTCTGCAACTTGACGCGCAAGCTGGCCACTATTTGCCGTCTGACGCAGGAGTTGAACTTTTGATAACTCAGGCAGGTGACAATTTAATCACTGAAGATGGCGCTTATTTGGCGGCGTCTACAACGCCTGCCGTTAATCCAGAGCCGCAGTTTATGCTGCGCTGGTCTGACGATGGCGGCCATACTTGGTCTAATTCACATTGGTCAGGCGGCGGCGCTGTCGGCGCATACGGCAGGCGTATTTTCTGGCGTCGGTTGGGCATGACGCTCAAACTGCGCGACAGGGTGTACGAGTTGTCGGGCACCGACCCGATCAAGATAGCCATTATGGGCGCGGAACTGATATTGAGCCCGACAAATGCTTAACATAACCAATATCCCATCGGCGCGTGTCGTGTTTATTGACCCGCAAACCAACCTTATGTCAAGGTCTTGGTATCGGTTTTTCTTTAACCTGTTTGTGCTTACGGGCTCTGGCCAACCACCCGCCGCGCTTACATCAATTACCGTAACTGCGTCGCCGTTTGTTTACACCAATACGGCTGACTTGCCGGTTGACGTAATTGTTAGTGGTGGGACTATCTCAAATTTGGAATTTTCCCGAGACGGTGTTACATTTTTTAATATGGGCAGTTATTATGGGATGTTCGGCTTATCGCCAGGAGATCAACTCCGCGCAACTTATACATCACTGCCAACAATGACTCTTGTTCCGAGGTAACTATGACCACTTACTTGACTCCCAGCCCCAAATTGCAATTCTTTGATGCCAATGGCAATCCATTGGTTGGCGGCAAACTGTACAGCTACGCCAGCGGGACAAGCACGCCTCTGACAACGTATACCGATTCAACCGGCGCATCGGCTAACACTAACCCCATTATTCTTGACTCGCGTGGCGAGTGCAATTTGTGGCTTGGCGCGGCCTCCTACACTTTGACACTGAAGTCGGCAACCGACGTGCTGATCTGGTCGGTGGACGGCGTGAGTGGTACGTTTAGTTCTGCCAACATCAGCTATTTACCCGCAGGCTATGGCGCGGTTACCACCACGGTACAAGCCAAATTGCGTCAGACTGTTAGCGTCCAAGACTT